ATAAGGAATTTGTAGACTCAATCCCGGTGCTATGAGGTTTGCGCGCAAACGAGCTTAAAATAATAATAATCATGCATAAATTCGATGAGATTCAGGCATAATTTGAATGAAAAATGGCTTCATCCTGGCAGGAATTAACCCAATTATTATCACCTGAATGCCGTGAGGAGCTGGCCAAGGCATTGTTGGAGGCGCTGAATTCGAGCCAATGGCAGCGCATCGATATCGAGATCAGGGACCACCGGATGCATGCGATCGACTTGACGAGGAGAATTCATCCACCTAAAATAAAAAATAAAGCAGAATTGAATAGTCAACCATAAGATTTTGTGATATAGTATATATAACGTCAAGCACGATGCGATGAGCCGGGCGGTCCACGTTAGACCGTCCGGCTCTTTTTATTTAATCTTAAGGGAGGCAGCAATGTTCAAAATCAACAGTGAATCTATGAAATTCAGTATCATTATTATTGGGATTGTCCTCATTTTGATGATCCCATTTTCATCGGCGTTGGCGGTCGGCCTGCAACAGGAGGGGGCGCCGCCTGCCTTCAACCTGCTCGAATTCCTAAAAACAGCCGGGATTGTATTTACGCCCATGCTGGCGATCGTTTTTGGGGTGGTTGATTACCTTGGAAAATGGGGTATCAAGGGTAAATGGCAGCTGGCTTCGTCATTGGTGACCGGACTAGTCCTTGGTGGGATTGTCATGTATTTTACAACTTATCCTACCACAGCTGTAGCCTGGTTCTCAGTGGCTTTATTCGGATTACTCATAGGACTGGCAGCCAGTGGATGTTACAACGGTATAAAAACAGCTTCGGCTAAAAGTGATCAGAGTGATGGAGGAATTATAGAAGGGCCTCAATAGGAGGCGATCATGGCAGCAGATGAACGTCGGGTAAGCAATTCGTCGCTCCATTTTGAAATACTGGGATTAGGGGGACAGATTGAGGATGTTAAAAAACTACTCGAGAGTAATGAGGAGCGTATCCGATGCTTAGAAAGAGCAGGCGATAAAACGACACCATTAATCGAAAAACGTCTCGAGATTCTGGAAAAGCTCACTGAGGCCCATGCAGAAGAGGTCGACGTTCTTAAGCAACTGATCATCACTCAGGCCCAATCTATTAAGGATCTTACTAATGGTTTTGAAACCATGCAGAAAATATGGAAATGGGCTCTAGGAATATTCACGGCCGTCATGATCACAATGATTATCTTACTGGTAACTGGACAGGCAACGATGGTATTCAAATGAATTCATTAAATAGGATGCTATGATGCAAACTTTAGGCACGGATGTATGTTGGTATGACCATCCTGTGAATGCCATTTTAGGGCGTTCACGTGGATTTCGGTATGTTGCCATCCGATTTACAGTAGGCGATTATTATACCGATGCTAATGCCAGGAAACTTTGGGATGCTTATAAAGCCAATGGATATTTGGTGACTGGTTATTGCGTTACAGCCCCAAAGGATAATGCTGGTAGAGTCATTACCGCCAAAGGGCATCTGGATAGATTTGTTGCAGCTACCGCAGGTCTAACTCCCGACTTTGGTTGGGTGGAAGATAACGAATTGGAGAGAGGGGCTACCAAGGAAGTTATTACGCAATTGGTCCTTGACGTGGCTGCAGGATTACAAACCCTATGCCCGCCAAATAAGAGACTCATCAACTATACCCGTCAATCATGGTGGGATACATGGATCAATCCTAATCCTATTTGGGTTCAGTACGATCTCTGGGCTGCAAGGTATGCTGCATGGCTGACTGGTCCGTGGTCGGATGGAGCATGTGTATTCAGAGACTATAAGGACTGGAAATTTTGGCAAACTACTGCCACTGCGAATGGACCTTATTATGGCATAGCCGCTTTGGAAGCCGACCTGGATCAGTTCAATGGTAGTGAAGTTGAATTGTATGCCTATGCACATGCAGCCCCTCCACAGGATTGGCCACATGCGATCACTGATTGGGCAAAGAGCAAGGGTTATATAGGGCCGGAGCCTGGGTAAGCATGCCACTTGCTGCATTGAGACCCTGTTCATATCCTGGATGTGCCAACCTGGTCAGGTCAGGCAGATGTGAGTTGCATCCTTATCCAGATGCACATAATCCTAAAAGCCAGAAATTATACGACACGGCTAGATGGAAGAGGATCAGGAATAGGCAGTTGGCTGATTACCCCTGGTGTCATGAGTGCCTGATTCAAGGCGTATATATGGTGGCTACTATTGTTGATCATGTCATACCGCACCGTGGCGATCCGGCGAAGTTCTTCCGTGGTCCATTTCAATCTTTGTGCAAGTCATGCCACGATCGCAAAACTGCCCGGGAGGTGCTTAATGCATAAGGGATGGGGGTATCAAAAAGTTTCAGATTGGGGAGCGACCAGCGGGCGGGGCCTTCGGCGCGAAAAAAATTCCCAATGTGGAGAATCCTGTTAATTATGCCAACCCGGAAGCCTACCGCATTGATCGAAAGACACGAAACCGCCGCCGAATCCGCAATTCGGGAGGGTAAGGACGCGGCCTTACGTCCCGTGCACAAGCTGACAACATACCCTCCGGCACAGTTGAAGGGCCATAAGATAGCTCAGAAAACCTGGAGGCGGTTGATGCGGTTGTATGGAGAGCTCGAAGCAGAGATCGTGACCCGCATGGATGTAGATATGCTGGTCGATTATTGCATGCTGAGCGAGCAGGTCCAGGAGCTCGATGAGATGCGCCGATCGGCGGTGAAAGTGTGGGAGACGCTCAATCGTGCGTTGGAGAATTACGATGGTAATGAGAAATACCGATATCAGCTGGCCATTAACGTCGGGAATGCATTGAATGACATGGTGAAGTTCGATGGCAGGGCAGATCGGAAGCGGGATCTGCTATTCAAGCTACGCCAATCGTTATATATCACGCCACGAGCTCGAGCTGGATCGATCCCCAACCAAAAGAAGCCAGAGGAGCCAACCGATCCACTGGAGCAGATGCTGGACAATGTGATCGAGTTTGTAAATCATGGAAGCGGGCAATGAGGCAGTGCCGATTTATTATTTTTATCTTAATGCTCAGCCTGGCGGCGAGTATGGTTAGCAATGCGCTCGCCGAACAGAGTAAGGCGCTTGCCGATCGGGCGATTTATTTCTGGCAAAGTATGCGCCATGTGGATGGCCAATTCTATAACCAACCATTCGTGCTTTTGCCGTGGGAAGAAAAGATCATCCGGGACGTGTACGGCACGCTCAAAGAGGATGGCACCCGGCAATATAAGTACGTTTGGATTGAGGTACCGAAGAAGAATGGCAAGAGCGAGCTGGCCGCTCCTGCAGCTCTCTATCATACATTTGGCGATGGCGAGCAGAATGGGGAAATTTACGGCTGCGCGGCGGATAAAAAGCAGGCCAAGATCATTTACCGGGTAGCCAAGAAGATGATCGAATTGGTGCCGGCGTTGAATAGCCGGGCCAGAGTTATCGATTCGCTGAAAACAATCGAAGATAAAAAATCAGGCTCAGTTTATGAGGTGCTCAGCGCGGAGGCCTTCACCAAGCATGGCTTCAAAACGAGCTGCTGCGTATTCGATGAAATCCATGCCCAACCCAATCGTGACTTATGGGATGTGATGACCTATGAAGCAGGTGCATCACGCAGACAGCCGATCTGGTGGATATTGACCACAGCGGGAGATGACCCGGACCGAGAATCAATCGGATGGGAACTACACGAATACGCGCTCAAAGTGCTAGCGGATCCAAGCTATGATCCAGCCTGGTACGTGGTTATTTATAACTATGAGGGGGATGATATTTATAACGAGAGTAACTGGTATAAAGCCAATCCCAGTCTGGGAGTGACCAAATCGATCGAATCAATGCGTGAGGCGGCCAATACAGCAAAAAATAAACCAGCCAATGAGCGCCTATTCCGCTGGTTGGATCTCAACCAATGGATCACTATAAAATTGACCACCTGGCAGACGATCGACTTGTTCGACCGGACAGTGGGCACCTGGGACCGGGCAGATCTGGCGGGTAAAGATTGCTATATTGGGATGGACCTCTCGACGACCACAGATCTATCATGCATTTGTGGGATCTTCCCACCCCAGGGAAAGCAGATGGACTGGCGGGTGATTTGGGACCCATTCATCCCGGCAGATAACATGCAGGAGCGCATCCGTAATGACCATGTGCATTATGACGTTTGGCTAGAAGGGAAATGGCTGACAGCCACACCAGGTAATATCATCGATTATACCGAGATCCATAAGCGGATCCTGCTATGGAAAACGCTTTATAACGTGAAAGAGGTAGATGCGGACCGGGCATTCGCCACGATGCTACTGCAGGTGCTCGAGCAGGACGGCCTGGTTTGTGTGGATGTACCACAGACGTTCGTGAGCCTGAACGATCCACTCAATCAAGTAGAGATCTTACTGAAAGGCAAGCCACCAGAAGAGGATATCAAACTGGCTACCGGAACACTATTGACCGGCAATATGACCCACGAAGCCAGCCCGGTGGCCAGGTGGTGCTTTGGAAACACGTCGGTGGCGATGAACGGGCAGGGATTCATCAAGTATGTGAAGGAACATAAGGGCAAGACACTACTGAGAACCAAACGCATCGACTGCACAGCTGCCTGGGTGACCGGGATGGCCAGGGCCAGATTTTATGCTGGCCTGGTGGATATCAGTGCGGAGATCCTGAATCCGGAGTGGGGCCTATGACAATCATCTGCGAGTGTGGACATTCGGTGGAAGTGCACAACCAATTCAATTGCACCTTTGCGTTCGAAAAGGAGCATGAGTGCCATTGCCCGCTGGGAAAAGAGACCATCATTGCCAGGCATTGGGCGAGGAAGATGATGCTTGAACGGAATGCAGCACTGAAAATAGCTGCTGAAGCGGTCCAAAAGTTGGAATTATTCCTGGCATGGAGGAACGCCAACGATCCCTATGCTTAAAATGTCGATGCTGCAAAACCGATATATGAATAAACCGGCAGCGGTGCTGGGCGGCGGACCGAGCCTGCCTGGCGATATGGAAAAACTGCCAGCTGGGTGCATCCTGATCGCGGTCAACTATCATGCACTGAAGTTCTGTAAGCCGACATTTATCGTTTATAACGACCAGCCGGAGGGCGACCCGGAGCTCTACCATGCTATTCAGGATAAGCGGCTGATCAAGGTCAGCTCAGACCCGACTTCAGATATTATTTTCGACGTGCCAGTGTGGACCGGGTTCTATAGCTCGAATACGGCGGCCTGGTTCGCATTGTGGATGGGCTGCAACCCGGTGATTCTGTGCGGGATGGACTGCTATCAGGGCGAGGAGAAATATTGCCACCCTTATCAGATCGACCAGCCCAGCTTCCATTATCCCCTGGATGATCACATCCGGCCGTGGGTGGAGGAGGGGCGGAATCTGCTACCCAACGTGAAACGGCTGAAGGTGATGAGCGGACCATTGATCAACATTTTCGGCCGGTACGAGGTCATCAATGAGAACGTTCTTGCTTAAATACCTGGATGATCTCCTATTAGTTTTGGGTTGTGGATGCATCTTATATGGGCTATCCCTGTGGAATGGAGTGATCACGTGGGTGGTAGGCGGTCTGATGCTGGCAGGGATCGGTGTGATGGTTGGAAAGGTGAAGGTTAAGGAATGATCCTCGAAAAATTATTGAGCACCGACCAAAAAATCAAGAATACTCCGGATAACCCGAAACCGGATTATGAACCATCATGGGGATATAAGACTATCTCGGGCGAGCGGGTGTCGGTGGAGACCTCCAAATCGATTGCCACGGCTTACAGGGCGAAAAACATCATCAGCAATGACGTGGCGAAGATGCCTTTCCAAGTATTCAAACGGGAGGGCAGGCAGATCGACCAGGTGGCACCGGATCCGGTGACGCGCAATTTGGCCTACCTGCTGCAAGTGAGCCCGAATTTATGGGATTGGACTCCATTTCAATTCAAGAAAATCTATATGGAATGGAAATTACTTTATGGAAATGTATATGTCTGGAGCCCAATCATCGGGCCCAAACAATTCTTGATTCTGCCGGCAGATAAAACCATGCCGGTATTCGGAATGGACGGCAGTTTATGGTACCAGCATACCTTTAGCAATAATCAGACTGTTTTTATTCCTTCCGTGGAAATATTGCACGATTTCATCAACCCGGATGCATCGGGATTCATCGGGCGGGGCGTGATTACCTATGCACGGGATACCTTTGGCCGTCGGATCGCAGCCAATAAGACACAGGGAAAGCTATATGTCCAGGGTTTTCTGCCGGCAGCTGCCATAACTATGGCCGGGGAAGTAAATAAAGAGGCCAGGAAAAAGCTGCGCGACGAATACGAAGAACAAATGAGCGGCACTGAAAATGCTTACCGGTTGGCCATCCTGGACCCAAAGGTCACCAAGTTCGAGCCGATCAACATCCAGTGGAAAGATGCACAATTCCTAGAAAGCATCGGGGCGACAGACGTGGATATCGCCAATTTCTTCGACCTGCCGCTGCATATGCTCAATATGGGCAAGGAAGCCTATAACTCCAACGAGCAGAAATATCTGGAATATATGACCGGGACGCTGGATGCGCACCTGGTAGCCTGGGAAGATGCAGCCCGGATCAGCTGGCTGACCCAGGCTGAGCAGATCAACCATTATTGTAAATTCATTCGGGATTCGCTTTTACGGATGGATGGCAAGGC